TGCTGGACGGAAAGTTTATCGTGCTGGCCGACGGCAGCAAGGTCGAGGGCACCATGGCCAACAACGGCGCGATCTCGAAGACCATCGACGGCCTCACGCAGACCAGCGCCGATATCCCGGCGGGATACACCTCCGGCGGCACCGTCAGCCTGACGGACGACATCGAAAACGCCCTCGCTGCGATTTAAAGGAGGAACAGACATGAGCGTACAGACAGAGATTGACCGCATTATCACGGCAGTCGGCGCGGCGTATGACGCAGTGGAGGCCAAAGGCGGAACAGCCCCTGCGGCACAAACCATCGAAGGGCTTGCCGCAGCAGTCGGTACGATTCAAACCGGGATCGTTCCGCAACTGGTCGTAACGGTATCTGCCGGTGCGACGGTCACAGCGACGAACGGCGCCAAAACGATCAGCGGAAAATCTGACAGTACCGGAGTTTGTACGCTTATCGTTCCGGAGATCGGCACATGGAGCGTATCTGCTACGCTGGACGGGAAAACATCTGACACAAAATCCGTATCTATCACGGACAGCTATGCGGTGTCGCTTAATTTTGTAGACCCGTTACTGAATAACAATACTTGGGAAACAATAAAAAATATATCCGACGCGGGACAAGGCGCGAACTATTGGAGCATCGGGGACAGAAAAGCTGTAACACTAGATGGAACGGTAGGGGCCCTGACGCTCTCTAATTACACAACGTATGCTTTCATTATCGGATTCAACCATAATGCGAGCGTTGAGGGCGCAAACCGCATCCATTTCCAACTCGCAAAAACCGCCCTATCCGGAGGTACGGACGTTGCGCTATACGACAGCTATTACAGAAGTTACAACAATACCGGTGTCGGATTCGTCATGAATACCGGAAACTCAAACTTGGGCGGTTGGGCATCGTCAAATATGCGAACAGGAACTTGCGGTACAAGCCTATCAAGCTACTCTAGTACGATCATTGCGGCCATCCCGGCAGCGCTCAGAGCCGTGCTGAAATCCGTGACGAAGTACACGGACAACACCGGCGGCGGAAATCCATCGGCGAACAACGTAACAGCGACGACGGATTACTTTTTCCTCCTCTCCGAGCTTGAGGTTTTCGGGAGTATTTCGAAGGCAAACCCGAACGAGGCGAGCAAGCAAGCGCAGTACGCCTATTATTCCGCCGGGAACAGCAAAATCAAGTACAAGCACAACGGAACGGCGGCAGCCGCTATTTGGTGGCTCCGTTCTCCGTCTACGACCACCTCCAACATTTTCGTGGATGTGACCACCGGCGGGACAGTCGACATCAACATCGCGTACTATTCCCTCGGCTTCGCGCCCGGCTTTTGCGTATGAGGGAAAAGCGCATGGAGTATATCGTGTATAAGCGGTTCCGTGGGCATGGCATCGATGGAGAATTTAATCTCCGGTACGGAACTGCGGTATCGGAGATCGAAGGATTCCTGTTTGCAGCGGACGGCAGGCGGATATGCGCTGTTTCCAGTGAAAACGGATGGGAGCATTTCAGGCAGAATACACCTGAGGGCGCGATGCGGCAGGAAATGCTTGAACGCCTTTATCGCTGGTATGAAAAAAACGGCTGCGGCGAAGACTTTACGGATGAAAAATGGCCGGGGCAGGAAAACGGCTACTGGAAAAATCGGTTGAGAACCGCAAGTACAGAGCGATTGGAGAAAATCTATCAAGAGAAATTTGGAGGGACGCCATGTATGCAGTAAAACAGGACGGCGCGTTTGCCGGGTATGCAGACAGTATTGTGCCCATTCGACTACACGGCAACGGTTGTTATGTCCCGTGCAAGGAAGATCAAGCAGAAGGATTTTGCGCTAAGATGGCTGTGATTATTACAGATAGAGAAGGAACTGAACATCAGGTGCTTTCTGACATGGTGTTTCATCTCACAGACCATACGCTGAAAGGTACTGAGCCAGAAGGCAGCTATGAGGAAATGGGCGCGGCACTGCCACTCACAGATGCAGAAACAGCGGCGAAAATTTTACTTGGGGAGACAGATTGATGAGTTACACAGAAAGAGCCAGAGCATTGAGACCCTATATTGAAAAAGCGTCTATTAGCTTACCCGATGAGGATGCACTGCAAGCAGTAGAGTTATTCCCACAGTGGGTGACAGGCCATTCTTACGCGGTCGATGATCGGCTGCAATACAATGGCGTATTATATCGCGTGGTGCAGGCGCATACCTCACAGGCAGACTGGACACCGGATATTACACCGGCACTGTTTGTGATCGTTTCACTAGAGGAATGGCCGGAATTTGTGCAACCTACGGGTGCGCATGATGCCTACAATAAGGGTGACAAGGTGACGTTTGAAGGCAAGCATTACATCAGCTTGATTGACGGGAATGTATTTTCACCAGCGGAATATCCGGCTGGTTGGCAGGAACAGGCGTAATTTACGAGAAGAAGGGAGAACACCATGGACACCAAGACCATCATCGTCACGCTCGTCTGCGCCGTGCTTGGCGGGGCGGATAGAAATGTATGAGCACAAGCAACACCGCCGGGCAGAAAATGACAGACGCAGAGCTCGCAAAGCTTGAAAAGCGGATTGCTGCGATATACAGGGAAGCGTATAACGATCTGACGGATACGATCAGGGATTACTTCGGTAAATTTGCAGCGCGTGACGCGGTGGAAAAGGCACGCATGGATGCTGGGGAGATCTCGGAGGATCAATACAAACTGTGGCGTGCTGCTCAGATTGGACGCGGGAAGCGGTTTGAAGCGCTAAGGGATAAAGTCGCAGAGCGAATGACGAATGCAAACGCAACCGCAATCGCCTATATCAACGACGCAACGCCGGGGATTTACAGCCTGAACAGGAACCTAGCAGCCTATATGATCGAGCAGGTGGCGGGGGACGTTGGATTCGATCTCTGGGATGAGCGGGTTGTGAAGCGCCTGATTGCCGAGCAGCCGGGCCTTATGCCATCATACCCGGAGAAGCGAGCACTCAAACGTGGGATTGATCTTGCATACGGGAAAAAGCAGATCACGGCCAGTGTCACCAGCTCCATCTTGCAGGGCCGGAGCATCAAAGGCATGGCGGATGATCTGCAAAGCCGCATTACCACCATGAACCGCGACAGCGCCATCCGGACGGCCCGCACAGCCGTCACCGGCGCACAGAACGCCGGGCGGCTGGATTCCTATTATGCTGCCGAGAAAATGGGAATCAAGTGCAGAAAACAATGGATGGCGACGCTCGACGGAAGAACCCGCCACTCCCACGCCATGCTCGACGGCGAGATCGTGGACAACGACAAAAAGTTCTCCAACGGCTGCCGCTACCCAGGTGACCCGAACGGCCCACCGTCCGAAATCTATAACTGCCGCTGCACGCTGGTATCTGTGATAGAGGGAATTGACACTTCCAAAGGACAGCGCCGCGCCAGAAATCCTGAGACAGGGGAAAATGATCTGATTGAAAACATGACATATGCAGAATGGGCGGGGTGGAAGCAAGGGACAAATAAAGTTGCAGATGGCGAGGAATCTGCTATAATAAAAACATACAGACAGTTTGACACCGGCGATGCGGCAAATAATTTCTTCTATTATGACGGAGATGAACGTGGGCTGCTTGCGAAGAAGCGCAGCAAGCATGCGCAATGGCAAAAGTCTTTGACGGAAGATGAAGATTACGCTATCGGCGATTATACCGGCGGCGGGTATTACGACATAAACTCATATTTGCGCAAAACTGGCGATTGGGAAAATATCAATGCTGAATTTGTTAAACAGCAAATAAAAGGGCTTGATAGCGCAATAAGCCGATATGAGTTAAAAGATAATATTCGTGTCCAGCGCGGCGTGATGAACGACGTTGTTGATAGGCTCGTGGAAGATAATGACGTTCAGGATAGTTTGAGTGAACTCATAGGAAAAAAATTTCGAGAATCGGCGTATTCCAGCACGACGGCTGTCCGAAACAATGGTGTTGCAACTGCAAAACCGACAATCCTTGATATCGAAATTCCCGCTGGAACGGGTCGCGGAGCATATGTCAATCAGCTTGCTGGGCAGTTCCAAGATACTGAGTACGAATTTTTACTTAAGCGCGGATCAACATTTACGATTAAGGAAGTCCGCGAGGACGAAATCATGGGCGAATACCATTATTACATAAGGATGGTGATGGACGTTGAGTGAGTACGCAAAAAAGTTGCGCGAAAAACACGCTTTGCAAGAGAATGGAGACCTTGGAGCCGTGTTCGCAAAATGTGAAAAGCTTGGCTGTTCTCGGGATTTTGTGAAATCGTTTATTACGCGAGCGGAATTGCTCCCCATGAAGCAGACTTTAGCGTTTTTGGAAAACAAAGATGCGAACAGCGAGAACCTAAAACGATGGAGTACGCTTATATGCACACTCATTGAGCAGAAACCAGAATCCGAAAAGAAACGCGAATGGAAACGGTGTTTGAAGGTGATCGGCGATGAACGTTGAATTTATCGACAATTCCGAAGAAGTGAAATCCGCTATGCACGACGCGCTGATTCGCGCCCTCGAAAAGATCGGCATGACGGCTGAAAAGTACGCGAAGCGGCTTTGCCCGGTGGACACCGGCAATCTGAGGAACAGTATCACGCACCGCGTAGATGAAGGGGAACCGGCTTCATACATCGGAAGTGACACGGAATATGCCGCATACGTCGAACTCGGAACCGGTAAGTATTATCCGGGCGGAAGACCTACGCCGTGGGCGTATCAGGACGCAAAGGGGGACTGGCACTGGACGGCGGGCAATAAAGCGCAGCCATATTTGAAGCCCGCAGCGGCGAACTATGCGGCGCAGTACCGGAAAATCGTCGAAGATGAGATGAAAAACGGATAAAGATTGCGTCCCAGAGCCATAAATATACGGTATAAGTGTGGTAACAGCAAGGAAATGACTGTTGCCACATTTTTTGTTCTGTCGCGGCAAAGCACCGCCGACAAGGGAAAGGAAGATAGGACATGGCACTGACGCGCAAGCTCCTGAAGGGCATGGGGCTGACAGAAGAGCAGATGGATACGATCATTGAGGCGCACACCGATACCGTAGACGGGCTGAAAAGCGACCTTGCACGGTATAAGGCAGACGCCGAAAAGCTCCCCGGAGTACAGGCGGAGCTTGAAAACCTGAAAGCCAAAGGCGACGATGGCTGGAAGGATAAGCACGACAAGGTCAAAAAGGAATTTGACGACTACAAAAGAGAACAGATGCAGAAGGAAACCAAGTCCGCGAAGGAAACCGCGTATCGGGAACTTTTGAAGTCTGTGGGTATCAGCGAAAAACGAATTGATTCGGTTTTGAAGGTCACCGATCTTTCTTCGGTTGAATTGGAAGACGGAAAGATCAAGAACGCCGATGATTTGAAGAAGTCCATCAAGGAAGAGTGGGCAGATTTCGTTGTTACCACGAAACAGAAGGGCGCGGACACCAAAGATCCGCCCGCAAACAACGGCGGCGCTATGAGCCGGGACGACATCTTCAAAATCAGGGACGCGTCTGAACGGCAGGCAGCAATTGCCGCAAATCTCAATTTGTTCGGAAAGGAAGAATAATATGGCAGCAAAAAACAACCTGACCATGACGAGCGACGTTCAGGTAACCGCTCGTGAAATCGATTTTGTAACCCGCTTTGCGCGGAACTGGCAGCACCTGCGCGACATTCTCGGCATTATGCGCCCCATCAAAAAGCAGCCGGGCACCGTCCTGAAATCCAAGACAGCAAGCGTGACGCTCGCGCAGAGCGTCGGCGAGGGCGAAGAGATCCCCTACTCCAAAGCGACGGTAATTGAGAAGGACTATGCGAACATCAACGTCGAAAAGTACGCGAAGGCGGTCTCTATCGAGGCAATCAAGGAATACGGCTATGATGTCGCAGTCGCGATGACCGACGAAGCTTTCCTGTATGAGCTTCAGACCAACGTCACGAACCGGTTCTACGACTACCTGAATACCGGTCTTCTGAACGTCAGCGAAACCAACTGGCAGCGTGCGCTTGCGATGGCGAAGGGCGCTGTTATCAACAAGTTCAAGCAGATGCACAGAACCGCGACAAACGTTGTCGGCTTTGTGAACGTCATGGACTTGTATGACTACCTCGGCGGCGCTGATATCACCATCCAGACTGAGTTCGGCTTCCAGTACATCAAGAACTTCATGGGCTACAGCACCGTGTTCCTGCTGTCTGACGAAGAAATCAAGCGTGGTCGTGTTATTGCGACTCCGGTCGAGAACATCGTCCTGTACTACATTGACCCGGCTGACAGCGATTTCGCCCGTGCCGGTCTTGACTACAGAACTGATGGCGAAACGAACCTGGTTGGTTTCCACGTGCAAGGCAACTACTCCACGGCGGTCTCCGAGTCCTTTGCGATCATGGGCATGACCCTGTTCGCGGAGTATCAGGACGGCATTTCCGTTGCTGACATTGACGAGACCCCGTCGCTCGGCACACTGACCGTTACTTCGGCAGCTGGAACCGCAACCGGCGACACGAAGATCACGGTCACGCCCGCGAAGGAAGCAAGCGGAAACGTCTACAAATACAAGGTAGGCGATTCGGCTGAGACTGTGACCTATGGTCAGAATGTCAGAACGTGGTCGACATGGGACGGCAAGTCCGATATCACTGCGACGACGGACAAGAAGATCACAGTCGTTGAGGCTGACGCGACTTACAAGGCGCAGAAGTCCGGCAACGCGACGGTAACGGCGAAGTAATGGAGGTGGCGGTGTGATGCTGACTGAATTATGTGGCGTGCTTCGAAACTGGTTCGAAACTGACAGAATCAGTGGTACGTACACGGTCGAAAACGGCAGCATCACACTGCCGTTTTTGCAAAACGGACAGTTTTTCCGTGTGGTGGGCTCTGTTTTCAACGACGGAGTTCACCAATACCCGGATTACGCGATGGCAGACGAGACATTTGACGGCTCTATATGGCCGATGTCTGTTCCTCCTGCACTTCTCTGCTTGGGAGAGGAAATCAAGGCGTGGCAGGAAAAGAACGGAGACATCGCCGCGAGCCCGTACACGTCGGAGAGCTTCGGCGGGTACAGCTATTCGAAATCGACGAGCGGGTCTGCAACCGGCGCTGGGATGGTAACATGGCAGTCTGTTTTTAAGTCGCGCCTGAACCAATGGAGGAAGATATGAGCTTACTTGACGATTTTGCAAGACCGTGTGTCCTCTTGGACAAAAGCCGCGTGCCGGACGGCGAGAGCGGCTATATCACGACGTGGGCGGAAGGCGCGGAGTTTTACAACTATCAGGCGCTTGATACGTCGATGGAGGCCAGAAGAGCCGAAAAAGAGGGCGTTACAAGCGTTTACTCGGTTCTGGTTCAGCAAAGCGTTCCGATTGAGTATAACGACTTCTTCCGGGATAAAACGACCGGCGAGACGTACCGTGTAACATCGGAGCCGATGGCAAAGAAAACCCCACGCTCGGCCAGCTTCGATCTCAAGTATTTCACGGCAGAAAAGAAGGCGTTACCGGCATGACAAAAGGGCAGGCTCTACAAGAATGGTTTTCGCAGTTCCTGACAGCCTATTCGACGTCCAGCGTGCCGGACGATGCTGTTTTCCCGTGGCTCACGTATGAGCTTATTACCGGCGCATGGGATAGTGGAGAGATCGGGCTTACGGTGAATCTGTG